AACATCTGGTATTACTAGTTTTATTGCCGCACCAACACAGAATAATACATTCCTAAATTATCAAACTGGTACTGGATTCAGTTGGCAGTTAGCAAATAGTGCATCAGTTGGTAGTGCTAACGTTTCTGCATACCAAACAGTAACTAATGCAACCACTGGTACTTGGTATCCTGCTCTTTATAATGGTACTTCTGGTAATAGACAAGTCAATGCTAATAACGCATTAAGTTTCAATAGTGCCACTGGTGCATTATCAGCAACATCATTTAATGCTTCGGGTATTACACAATCCACGTTTACTGATTCTTCAGGAGTATCTACCTCTAACCAAACACTAAAAATAGGTAATGGAACAAATTGGTTAGCATTCCAAGCAAATGCATCAGGAGGTTCATATAACGGCATAACAACCACTGGTGATGTTGCTTTATGGTTCAGTAATGGTTCTGGCACAAGTTCTAGTACACCGGGTAATTTAATTATTGCTCCTTGGGCTGGATTTAATTTTGGTTTAAGATTAAACTCAGCAGCAAATACAGTTGCAATTACTGGGTCTATTACTTCCACTGCCAATATAACTGCATCTAGTGGAACTGTAACCGCATCCTCATTCTCTGGTGCTGGTACTGGATTGACCGGTACTGCTTCTAGTTTAACTGCTGGTTTGGCCACAAATATCGTAGGCGGTGATGCTAATCGAATACCTTATCAAACTGGTACTAATACTACTGGATTTATTACCGCTCCAACACAAAATAATACTTTCTTAAATTATACCACTGGTGGTGGATTTAGTTGGCAGTTAGCAAATGGTGCATCTGTCGGTAGTGCTAACGTTTCTGCATACCAAACAGTAACTAATGCGACTACAGGTACTTATTATCCTGCTCTTTATGATGGTACTTCTGGTAATAGACAAGTATACGCAAATAGTGCATTTGTATTTAATGTATCTACTGGACAAATGGGTATTGGTGGAGCACCAAGCGGCAGTGTAGGAAGGTTGATAGTATCAGAAAGCATTACTCCATTAGGTGCAAATACTGGAGCTTATATACCAATTTCCACAGAGTTACATTCTGCTGGCTCAAATTTTGTATATAATACCAGATGGAGATTAAGAAAAGCCAATACATCTACTAGTTGGACAACTCAAGCATTACATGATGGTGTTTGGGTTGATGCATCATTTACTATTCCTGGTTCAACAACAAAAACTTGGTGGGAAAGATATCCAAACCAAGGTTCTCAGAGTTGGGGTGATGGTGCAACTACAGGAATGACTTTAAGTAGTGCTGGTGCATTAACTACCACCAGTTCAGTAACAGCTTCTTCATTCTCTGGTGCTGGTACTGGCTTAACTGGTACTGCTTCTAGTTTGAATATTGGTGGAAATGCTGGTGGAAATGCTACTAGTTCTCGTTCTGTTGGTGGGTGGGATGGAACATCATACAGATCACCTGGCTTTGTAATGGGAACTTCTGGAGGTAGAACTGTTGATTTAACTCCAAATACTTATAGTTATGGATTAACGACAGAATTTAAAAGTTCCTCTACTTTTAGTTCAACAGGTAATTATAGTGGGTTAATAACATATGCTCCATGGGATAGCACAACTGCATCTACTGGAGACCCAAGTTATCAACTACTATTCTCACCATCTGCTGCAAATTCTACAACAAATCCTGTATTAAAATTAAGAGCAGGGATTAATACTACATGGGGTTCTTGGAATACTATTTTACATAGTGGTAATTACTCAAATTATATTGTTTCTACATTTAACAAAGCAAACTCTGCTGGTAATGATGCTGTTAATTCATTCATTATAGCTAACACTGCAATAAATAATGCATTAGGTGCATTCAATAAAGCTAACTCTGGTCCAACTTTAACAGATGATACTTCTACAAATGCTAATAGACCTTTAGTTTTTACTAGTAATACAAATGGACAAGCATTTAATTCTGTTTTCATAAACTCAACAGAATTATATACAAATCCTAGTACAGGTACTTTATTTGCTACTATATTTTCTTCCCTATCAGATGAATCTCAAAAAGATAATATAAGTCCATTACAAAATTCATCAGAAATTGTAAACAAAATGAACCCTGTTTCATTTAATTGGAAAAAGACAGGAAAGAAATCATATGGTGTTATTGCTCAAGAAATTGAAAAAATACTACCTGATATAGTTCATGAAAATGATGGTATAAAATCTGTAGAGTATGATTCTTTGATAGCATTCTTAATTAAATCTATTCAAGAATTATCTGAAGATTTAAATGAAACTAAATCAAGACTTTTAGAATTAGAAAAAAATAATATAAATAATTAATTAATCAAACTAAATAAAAGATCATGGCTAAACCTAACTCAAGAGAAGAATTAAAAGATTATTGTTTAAGAAGACTAGGATTTCCTGTAATAGATATAAATGTTTCTGAAGATCAATTACAAGATCGTATTGATGAAGCTATTTCTTTCTGGTCGGATTATCATTATGATGCTGTTAAAAAAGTATATTGGGTTAAAGGAATAACAGCAGAAGATGTAGAAAATAGATATTTTTCAGTTCCAGATTCTATAATAGGTATTACTAGAATATTCCCATTAGTTAATACATTTAATCAAACTAATATGTGGGATCTTAGATATCAATTAAGATTAAATGAACTATGGGATTTTACTAGTGCTAGTTATATAAATTATACCATGACTATGCAACATTTAAGAACTTTAGAATTATTATTCACTGGAGAAGTTCCTATACGTTTTAATAGACATGAAAATAGATTATATATAGATTTTGGGTGGGGAACAGGACAAGCTCCTGAAGGACAAATTGTAGTTTCTGAAGGGTATGAATTAATTGATTCTTCACAATTTACTGATGTTTGGAATGACAGATGGTTACTTAGATATACCACATGTTTATTTAAAAGACAATGGGGAGAAAATCTAAGAAAATATGGAAACATAAGTTTACCTGGTGGAATTGTATTAAATGGAGAAACTTTATATCAAGATGCTATTAGAGAGATAGATCAATTAGAAAAAGATATGGAAAATGACTATTCAATTCCATGTGAATTTATGATGGGGTAAAAAATATGGCAACATCTAGTTTTTTTACTTCATATAATTCTCATAATGAACAATCACTATTAGAATCTCTTTTAACAGAAGCTATTAAAATTCAAGGATTTGATGGATATTACATCCTGATGGAGGATGATTCTCCTGATTTAGTATATGGCGATAATCCATTAAGAAAATTTAAAGATTCATATTCAATAGAAATGTATTTATCAAATTCAATAGATCCAGGATTGAGTAATGAATTTTTTAGTAAATTTGGGCTTGAAATAAAAAATAATACTAAGGTACAAATATCTGCAAGATCTTTTTATGATCTTGTTCCAACTTCAATTAGAATTAGACCACAAGAAGGAGATTTAATATACATACCTTGGGCTTCTGGATTAGGTGAATTATATGAAATTAAATTTGTTAATGACACTTCTGATAAATACCAATTGGGAAGAAGAATGCCTTATCTTTATGAACTAGAATTAGAAGCATTTAAATATTCACATGAACAAATTGAAACTGGAATTGAAGAGATTGATATTGTTAATGATGAAGAAGCATACTCTATAAATCTACAAATGTCTCAATTTGCAATTGATTCTGGATTATATGGTGGAGTGTATCAATATGGAGAAATAGTATTCCAAGGATCTTCATTATTAACTGCTAACTGTACAGCATCTGTTGCATTCTGGGATGATTCTAATAATAAATTAAAAGTAACTAATATAGTTGGAGAATTTGTAGTTAATGTTCCTATAGTTGGATCAGAATCAGAAACCTCTTTCAATTTAGTATCATATGATGATTTAGATAATCCTACTAGCAGATCAGAATGGGATAATGTTCATATCAGAAGTGAAGAAACAGAAGTGTTAAATACTAGCGAATCAAACCCTTTCGGTTCTTTAGGAGGATAATTTGTCTAACAACCCAACATCTTATTTTCAAATAATAAGAAAAATGTCTGTTGCTTTTGCTGGTCTATTTAAAAATATAACAATAATAAGATCTAATCCTGATTTAACAGCAGATAAAATAGAAGATCAAAGATTTATAGTACCTATTGAATATGCTGATAAAGAAAAATATACCAAAAGATTACTAGGAGATCCAGATTTACAAAAAAAGATTCAAATCATTCTTCCCAGATTATCTTATGAATTCTTGGGACTTGAATATGATTCTTCTAGAAAATTAAACACTAATAATAAGAATTATGCTGTTAATCCAAATTCTGCAGAGTCTGTACTAAGTCAATATAATCCTGTTCCATATAATTTTAATTATCAATTAACAGCATATGCAAGAACTATAGAAGATGCAACTCAAATAGTAGAACAGATATTACCTTATTTTACTCCAGATTTTAGTATAAAACTTAATTTAGTACAAGAAATGGGAATTGTAAAAACAGTTCCTATATTATTAGATAGAGTAGTACCTTCAATTGAATCAGAAGGATCTTTTGATTCTGAAGTTCGTGTTGTTATGTTTACTTTTGATTTTACCATAAAATCATTTATATTTGGTGGAATAAAAACAGAAAATACAATTCAACAAGCTAATGTAAGTATTAGTAGTTCAAATAATAATTTTGTATCTGGTAGTTGTGATTCATTACCAACAAA